ACTTCGCCGCTGATCTGCCGCCGGCCTTCTACGACCAGCTGACTGCCGAGCAGCGCGTGCCAGTGCGCGGACCTCGAGGTCTCGAGCTCCGCTGGGAGTGCCCGGCCGGCAGGCGCAACGAGGTGTTGGACTGCACCGTCGGGTGCATGTTCCTGGCCGACCTGCTCGGCGTCACCAACCTGTCGGCCCGCCAGTGGGACAAGCTGGAAAGCTCGCTGGCGCCTGACCTGTTCGACGGCGATGCGGCGCCATCCCCGGCGCAAACGCCGGCAGCCGCAGAGCCGGAAGCCCCAGCACCAACGCCAGCCGCAGCTCGCAGCGGTGCCCGCTACGCGATCACCTACCGCCGATGACCACCATGACCGCGACCCGCAAGACCTCGGCCCCGCGCGACACGCCGGGCACCGCATCGCTGCCGCTGCAGGACAGGCCGCCGCTGCCATGGGGCAGCAGCGATCCCACGGCCGACCCAATCCACCACACGCTGGCCGAGATCGCCCGCCGCGCGCCCGCGCTGCCGGCGGCCACGCTGGTCGAGGTCGACGTCGTCGTGCGCGAGCACTGGGGCCGCAGCCGGGTGCACATCAGCGCGCGGCACGACCTGAAAACGCGCGACGAGGCCATCCGGCGCGACTACCAGCGCGGCGAGAGGACCGGCCTGCTGGCCCGCCGCTACAAGCTCACCACCGAGCGCATCCGTCAGATCCTGGCCGAAGGCCGGTAGCCCAGGCCGAGGGGCCAAGAAACCGGGCCAAGCGCTTGGCGTTGCGCGCTTTGCGCTGTCACGCTGAGGATCGGGCGCAATGCCCGACATTCCCACCGCCGAGCCGCCATCGGTCGCCGCAGGCGACACGGTCACCTGGCGCCGCACCCTGGACGACTACCCGGCCTCGGCCGGCTGGTCGCTCGGCTACGTGCTCATCAACGGCACGGCCAAGATCACGGTCACCAGCAGCGCGAGCGCGGACGACCACCTGGTGCTCGTCCCCGCCAGCACCACCACCAGCTGGGCGGCAGGCACCTACGCCTGGCGCGCCCGCGTCACGAAGGGCGCCGAGGTCTACACCGTCGGCGAGGGCCGCATCACCGTCCGGCCGAGCTTCGGCAGCAGCACGCTCGACGCGCGCACCCACGCCCGCAAGACGCTGGAGTCCGTCGAGGCCGTCATCGAAGGGCGCGCATCCAGCGCCGTGCTCGAGTACGAAATCGCCGGCCGGCGCCTGAAGAACATCCCGGTGGCCGACCTGCTAGCCCTGCGCGATCGCTACCGGGCCGAGGTCACGCGCGAGGAAGCCGCCGCCGCTGTCGCCTCGGGCGCGCCCGAGAGGCGCCGCGTCTTCGTGAGGTTCGGCTGATGGGCGCCCTGGCCACGATGCGCGCGTGGTTCACGCGCCAGCCCCCGCCGGCCGCCGCCGCCCGCGCGTTTCAGGGCGCCCGTGTCGACCGCCTCACCGCCGGCTGGCTGGCCACGACGCAGAGCATCAACGCCGAGCTGCGGGGCGATCTGGACCGCCTGCGCGCCAGATGCCGCGAGCTCGTCAACAACAACGACACGGCCCGCCGCTTCCGGCAGATGTGCCAGGTCAACATCGTCGGCCCGGGCGGCGTGCGGATGCAAAGCCGCGTCGAGGATGGCCCCGGCCGGCCCGACGACGCCGCGCGCGCCGCGATCGAGGCCGCCTGGCAGGAATGGAGCCGCACGGCCGACCTGGGCGGCCGGCAGAGCCTGCGCCACATGCTGGAGACCCTGGTCGGCCAGCTGCCGTCCGACGGCGAATTCCTCGTGCGCATGATCGTCGGCCAGGCCGCGGGCAACCGTTTCGCCTTCGCGCTGCAGCCCATCGACGCCGACCGCATCGACACCGCCTACAACGTGCCGGCCGCCGGCACCTCCAATGCCGTCGTCATGGGCGTCGAGGTCGACCAGGCGCGCCGCCCGGTGGCCCTGCACCTCTTCGCCGGCCACCCCTTCGACGGCGTGCACGGCAGCCGCCTGCGCGAGCGCGTGCCCATCGAGCAGCTGCTGCACTGCTTCCGCGTCGAGCGTCCCGGCCAGGTCCGCGGCATCCCATGGATGTCGCCCGGGGTGCTTGCGCTGCATCACCTCGGCAAGTTCAACCTGGCCGCGCTGCTGGCCGCCGAGAACGGGGCCAACCACTACGGATTTTTTCGCACGCCGGATGGCCAGGAGCCATTCGGCCAGGCCGATGGAGTCAAGCAGATCACGGTCAGCCAGCCCGGTGTGTACGACGTGCTGCCCGCCGGCGTGGAATTCACGCCGCACGAGAGCAAGTACCCCGACCAGGCCTATGGCCCCTTCGTCAAGGCGCAGCTGCAGCGCATCGCCGCCGGCTGGGGCGTGGCCTATCACAGCCTGGCCAACGACCTGGAGGGCGTGAATTTCAGCAGCATCCGGGCCGGCGTCATCGAGGAACGAGACCGCTGGTCTGCCGACCAGGAGTGGCTGATCGAGTCCTTCCTGCGCCCCGTCTTCCGCGAATGGCTGCGCGCCGCGCTGTTGGCCGGCGCCATCACGTTCCCGACCGGCGCGCGCATGCCGCTGGCCCGGTACGACAAGTTCGTGCGGCACGACTGGCAGCCCCGCCGCTGGGACTGGGTGGACCCGAGGAAGGACGCGGAGGCCGCCGTGCTGCGTGTTCGCGCCGGCCTGGCCGCACCGCAAGACCTGGCCGCTGCCCAGGGCCTCGACTTCGAGGACGTGCTGCGCAGCATCGCTGCCGCTCAGCGCCTTGCCCAGCAGCTCGGCGTGACCCTGCCGGCCTACACCGAAACAGCCAGCGCCGCAGCGCCGGCGCCCAACACCGAGGAACCGTGACATGCCAACCCTGTGGATCAGCGAATTCGAGGCGATGCCGCTCGACTCCGGCCTGGCGACGCCGCCCATCAGCGCCCTGCCGCCCGTGGCCGAGCAGACGCGCAGCATCAGCGGCAGCTCGGCGCAGTCGTCGGCGTTCAACACCCGCACGCGCTTCGTGCGGCTGCACACCGACACCGCCTGCCATGTTGTCGTGGGAGCCAACCCGACGGCGACGACGGGCGCCCTAAAGCTGCCGGCAGACGCCACCGAATACTTCGGCGTCACCGCGGGCCACAAGATCGCCGTCATCCAGGCCTGACGCATGTTCGGCATGCGACTCGGCCAGCTGGGCGCGGTCGGCGCCCGTCGTTTCTCGCCCGCGGCCCTGTTCAGGGCCGGCGAACAAGGCGCATGGTACGACCCGAGCGATTACAGCACGTTATTCCAGGACGTGGCCGGCACGACCCCGGTGACCGCCGTCGAGCAGTTTGTGCGGCTGATGCGAGACAAGTCCGGGCGTGGCAACCACGCCACCGCCCCCAGCGACCCCGCGAGGCCGATTCTGCGGGCGAGGTATAACCTGCTGACGTATTCGGAGGAATTCGATAACGGGGCGTGGAACAAAACATCATTCCCAGTTACCGTGACTCAAAACGCAGAAGTGGCGCCGAACGGTACTACAACTGCGGATTTGATGCTAGAGCAGGCCACAACAGCTAATCACGGCTGTTATAACGCCGCTGCAATTAGCTCAACAATTATTGGAGTATCGTACACATATTCCGTGTATGCAAAAGCAGCGGGTAGATCCTTTTTAGTAATTGACGCGTTTACGAACGTAAACGCATACACATGGTTCGACCTTTCTACCGGGCAAGTAGGCACCAACGCCGCTGGAAACACGGCAAGCATAATATCTGTCGGCAACGGCTGGTATAGGTGCTCTGTGCAAAGAGCCGCCACCTCTACGGCAAATCACTTTATTGGCTTTTACGCGGCGCCTAGCGACAACACAATCTCGTACGCTGGAGATGTCACGAAGGGAATTTATCTCTGGGGCGCCGACCTCCGAGTCACCAACGACGCCCTGAACCAGCCCGCCTATCAGCGCGTAGCCGCCGCGACGGATTACGACACCGCGGGTTTTTTGCCGTATCTGGAGTTCGACGGCACCGATGACGGGATGTCCACCTCGGCGATTGATTTTTCCGCGACCGACAAAATGACGGTGTTCGCGGGGGTGAGGAAGCTGAGTGATGCTGCGTTTGCGGCGCTTGTGGAGTTGTCTGCGAATTGGAACAGCAATAATGGATCTATGTATGTTGGCGCACCAGATCCAACGTGGAGATATGCTTCCGGCGCAAGAGGTGACGTCGGGGTAAATGTCA